AAGGTTTTGATGAGTATGTTCCTTTGGGTAGCACTGTGCCTGTTGGCACTCGTAGAACCCTTATTGCTGTTGCTGCAGGGACAGCAATGGTGGCTGCAGGTCAACGCCGCCAATTGTAAGGAACAAATCGGCTATTGTTATGAATAAGTTTCTTTCCGAAATCCATGCTCTTACTTGGACTTTGGCTGGAACGGGCATGGTTTTGATAACCTTGTCAGGTAATACTCGTAATTTGGGTATCCAAATTACTATCGCTGCACTGATTGTTCACATGGTCGGTGCTTTAGTTAAGGAGAAGTAATGGAAAAAGTTAAAGATATTTCGGGTCGCATTGTTGCATTGTTTTTGACAAATGCTTTGGGCGTTGTGACTGGTGCTGCCGTTATTGCTCCTGACCTAGAGGTTTGGAAGTCGGCTTTGATTGCTGGTGCTGTTTCTATTTTCAAGGTTGCTGAAGGACTGGCTAAAGCATCTATTGATGGTGTTCTAACCAAGGAAGAGATTGATGCAGCGTTTGGTGCTACTCCCAAGAAGATTGCCGCAAAGCGTGCTGCCAAGAAGGTTGAAGTAAAGTAATGGCTGCTCGTAAGCGTAAACCTGCTATTGAGCGTGGTGTTGGTCACTCTTATGGTGATTTTGCTGGTTATGACGGAATTAAATATAGTGAAAGTGTTGAACTAAGCAAAGAATTGAATCGCCGTGGGTACACTTTAACAAGCAAGCCGAATAAGGGTAAAAATGTTAGTGACCATGAAATGATGTGGGATAGTTTAATTGATATGAACGAAGCAGCATCTCGTTCATACGCAAAATATAACAAGAATAAAAAACCAGTAATTAAAAAGAAGAATGTTAAACGAGGAGTAAAGTAATGGCTAGTCGTAAACCTGCTATTGAAATTTTTGGTCGTGACACCGAAGCGAAGCGTAAGGCTAATAATGTCTTGGACAAAATGGGCATGCCAAGTGACTATAGGACACAGTACATTGCCGAACTAGACATGAAGGGTCGGGCTGGCAAATATAAAAAGGCTGTTAAAAAATCTGCTGGTGCAAAAATGAGTAGGTATTCTAAGTAATGGCTGCTCGTAAACCAGCGATTACGGGTTTGGCTCGTCCACAGGGAATTGTGGACGATATAGCCAAGGCTGGTATGAAAGCGGTTATGCACGCTGCAAATAAATTGCCTAACAAAACAAATAAATTGGCAAAAAAATATGCTAAAGAACGAGTAATTATTCAAGCGAAATATGATGCTCAACTCGCTGCAGAAAAAGTAAAAAAGGCTGCAATTCGTGAAAAGGGTACAGCGGCTTTGTCTGCAGGTAAAAAGGTATCTAAAGAAGATTGGCAAAAATTGTCTGCTAGAAAATATAAAGGTAGATAATAATTTGAAACTTTTTATTACACCCGTTAAACCTTGCAAACATATCAAGGGAAAAAAGCCCAGTGATATACTTCCTGCAATGTTACGCAAAGTAGTGGGTGGCGGCTCCCTAGAGTTGTGTGCTGCTGACGCTTGGGAGGCTATGGTTGCTGCCGCTAAAGCCGATGGTGTAAAGTTGGCTCCAACTTCGCTCGGAGATTTATTCCGCAGTATTTCACAACAGAAAGCAGGGTTCTTGCAACGCTATCAGCAGGAACCTATTGAGGGTGCGTCCACACGCACCTATAATGGTAAGAAATGGTTTTTGAAGAAAGGTAATGCACCGTTGGCTGCGCCAAACGATGATGCCAAAACATGTTCTAAACACATGTTGGGTATTGCTGTTGATGTTGCTGGAGCGAATGGTGCTAGATTGGAATGGATGTTTAACAACATCGCAAAGTTTGGTTGGTCTTGGGAAGTTTTACCTGAAGAGCCGTGGCATATTCGTTATGTCGCAGGGGACAATATTCCTGAAGCCGTAACTTTGTGGTTGCAATCTAAATAGTCTTATTGTCTAGGGGCGGCTTTTGCCGTCTAGAATAGAGTTCTATGAAGAAACTACTAATAGTTGCTATTTTCGTTTATTCATTTTTAGGTGGGACAGTTGTCCACGCTAAGAAGCCACTTGATTTGAGGTGTGATTCTCGGGAGCATCTTATTCGTAGTGTTTCTGACAATCGCAAAATGATTGAACAGGTGGATTATATTATGTGGCGTGAGTCACGATGCCGTCAGGTTGCACATAACCCTACGGACCCTAATGGTGGGTCTTATGGTTTGTTTCAAATCAACGGCTATTGGTGTCAACCGTCACAGTTCTCTAAGAAGGGTTGGTTGCAAGACCAAGGTATTTTAAAACATTGTTCAGAACTTTATGTTCCTTCCATAAACGCAAAAGCGTTTATGGCTATTTATGATTATGCTGGCTGGCAGCCTTGGGGCGGAGAACCGTGGATTTAACTGCGTTACTAAATGAAAAAGAATGGCGATTGTGCCGTGGACCTGAAAACGCAACATTAGAAGAACAACTGGAAGCGTTCAACTATTTTTGTTCAAACTATTGGTCTATTAAACATCCTGAAAAGGGTCGCATAAAGTTTGAGTTGCGTGGCGCACAAATGGCAACTATGGAAGCATGGATGTCTGACCGTTACAGTATCGTGTTGAAAGCCCGTCAGATTGGTTTTTCTACTTTGGCTTCTGCATACGCTTTTTGGTTAGTGTTTTTTCGTCCTGACCGTTTTGTTGTTATGTTGTCTCGTACTGAGCGTGAGTCGGTTAAGTTGTTGGCTAAAAGTAAATATGGTTACAAGTTTTTGCCTCATTGGATGAAAGAGCGTGGACCTGCACAAACAACAGACCATCAACTTAAAATGATGTTTGATAACGAATCGGCTATTGAGTCGTTGCCGTCAGGGAACGACCCTGCTCGTGGTGAATCTGTATATTTAGTTATTGTGGACGAATGGGCGTTTTTGCCCAATCCTGAGGAAGCGTGGGCATCTATTGAACCGATTGCGGATGTCGGTGGTCGTGTTATTGGTTTGTCCACTGCTAATGGTAGTGGCAACTTTTTTCATCAGTTATGGGTTGGCTCGCAAACTGGTGCCAACCAGTTCAAAGGAATTTTCTTCCCTTGGGACGCTGACGGTGAACGCAATGAAGATTGGTATGAAGCAAAGTCAAGAAACATGCAGTCTTGGCAGATGCACCAAGAATATCCACGCTTCCCTGAAGAAGCGTTTATCAAATCAGGTAACCCAGTATTTGACATAGATTTGTTAAACCAAATGCAACCAGTTGACCCTGATGTTGGCTACTACCATTTGTACTCTGATGGTAACGGTGAGTTCCGTTACGCTAAAGATGGTGAGTTGTCTGTTTGGTGTTTCCCTGAGTTGGATGGAACCTATGTGATTGGAGCCGATGTGGCTGAAGGACTCAGCCACGGAGACTACAGTTCTGCCCACATTATTGATGCCGCATCAGGAATGATGGTAGCGCATTGGCATGGACACATTGAGCCTGACTTGTTTGGTGATTTACTTGCCGAACTGGGCTGGTGGTACAACACTGCTTTGTTGGGCATTGAGTCCAATAACCACGGTTTGACAACTTTGAAAGCAGCACAAAAGCATGGTTATAAAAACCTGTTTAAGCAACGCCGCCTCACTTCTGTCCACGCTGACAAAACAGATGTTTTGGGTTGGCGCACAACTACCACCAGCAAGCCTTTGGCTATTGACGAACTCAGTGCTTCTTTAAGAGACAATGGCATAATGTTGTTTTGTGAGAAAACCATTGCCGAACTAAAGACCTTTGTCCGTAAGGACAATGGTCGCATGGCTGGTAGCCCCCATGACGACAGAACTATTAGTTTGGCTATTGCCGTTCAAATGTTAAAGTTTGTTTGGTTGCCCGAATACCGTGGCGATGTTTCTGTACCCAAAAACAGTCTAATGTGGTGGGAACAGCACCTATTTAGTGGGCAAGGGGAGAATAAAGTGTATTTGGGTTCGCATAATGTGCGAAAACGAGTCCCTTTTTAACTGTTGGGAACAGATTCCATACTATTATGATGTTCAAGTGCATTAAATGTGACCGTGACTTCGCTTCAGATGAACTTCCCCGTAGAGGTGAGATTTGTTTTGCCTGTCATGTTCGTACCGTCAATTTAGGTTTTACTTATGGCAAGGAAGATTTTCATGGTCCAACAATTCGTGAGCGTCAACGACAAACAGTGGAGCAAGCAGCCATTAACGGCTACAATGCTGAGCCTGTAACGAATTGGATGTAATGCCATGCAACAGATTTGGGTCCCTATCATTGTCGCCCTCATTTCGGGACCAGTCGTTGTGGTGTTACAAAAACTTCGCAAAGAGAATACCGACCAGCACTCGGAGGCAAGAATTTTGTTGCGCACAATTGGTGGCAAAGTTGACAAGGTTGCAAGCAAATTGGACCAACACATCGGTTGGCATGAAGGCAAAAAGGAATCAAAATAATGGCTAAGAAGTCTGCAGCAGATAATCTAAAAACATACAAGCAACGCTT